GAACAACTTTTAAAAAATGCAATCGATAGTAATGGACACTGAGCCCGAAGGATGGACGGATACTGAATATAAAAAATTTAGAGTCGGCGAATCGGAATCAGATGATGATTCAGACGAAGAAGATGAAGATGAAGAAGATGAATCTAAGAAGGGTGGCGTCTCTAAAGCAAAGGGATATCAGGCCAAAGAATACAAAAAAATCCTATTCATAGAGGAACTCGTTTCGGAATAATTTTTTCTAATGGTAATATATAAAATATGTCGACCGCTGCCGAAACCATCACGCTCGTGAGTCAAGAACTTGAATCGCAATCCTTGAATGCCATCGTCGCCGGATTTTCCTTCGCCGCGGCCCTCTCTTGGATGGACCTCGTCCGCTGGTTGGTTAACCAGGTCGTCAAGGTTAACAAGAACGGTGGTATGAACTACACCCTCACGGCGCTGTTCACCACTTTGTTGTCCATCGTGGTCTACCTCGGCGTCTCTCGTATGTCGACTCGTGTCCAAAAGCCAGCGCAACCAATCTACGCGGTCACTCGTTAAGATTGTTTCTTGGATACCAAAAGCATCACGACTCCGACCAATACTATCAAAAAGATGGATACAAAAGCATCCCATCTCTGCACATCCTCAAATTCGGGTATGTACACAGGTGGCGGGAGTGAATAATCCCGTTCTATTTTAGCCACATTTTCAAGTTTATCAGTCGAACACGTGAGTGCGAGTTTTAACACGTGATTTGCGTTTCTGAAATCGTACGGTATGAGACGCCCATTGCTACTGTAAAAGAATTGTACCCGTATACTCGTGATCGTTTGCTGTTTCCCGGAATCAAAGTTGTGTTCGAGTGTATCGTCGGAACCAGAATAATTCACGACGTCTCCACACGCGAGTATTCGCCCAGTGTAAAACGGTGTGTCTGAATATATAGTCTTGTTAAATTCATCCGAACCACTACTTAACTTTAAAACGAATGCATCCACCCCTTGTAGATTTACACTTCCAGTTTTGAGTGAATTACCCGTCGAATGTACATTATTTGCAGGCAAACCAAGTATATCGTGAGGCGTCGTATACATAGCGGACGACGTGTATCCATTTTCACCTCCATAGAATGCGAATGTAAAATCACTCGCCGCGGTGAATGTTATGTCATTCGTAGTGGATGCGTACGTCGCACCGGTGATAATCGTAGAAGATTGCAAGACGTTACTCGCTAAGTCGGTGCCGTCGTAGTTTCCAGTTGGAATCGAGACAATTTCGCTCGTAGATGACGTGTTTATCGTAAAGGTATTATTCCTTTCGTGTATTAACAACTGACTATTATGAATCCGAGCTGACACGAGTGATATCTTAGACACATCGTATACGGGATTTTTGAGGTGTATGACATAATCACCTGGTGTTGGATACGCGATCGGATCACGGTCACCACTATCTATGTCTAAGGTATGGACCTTCATTAAAATACATGGACAATATTTTAATGAGTGTATTACTCTGATTTTCGACCAAATTTAACACAAGTGGTGCGCATAAGGATTATTCAAAAGTTGACGTTTCGCAACACCCAGACTCGCCTGAGAAGCGTGTGGATTCGCATTTCCCTTGTACGAATTGAGATCATGGAAGGCTGTGTTCGTGTACTGTTGTGTCCACCCACCCGCTTGAGGATTCACACGACCATCGACCCGGGTCGTGTCGCTTCGAACACTCGTGACCATACCACCTTGGTTCAATGGACCGGCGCGAACATTCATTCTACCCGGGTTCGCTGCACGATTCGCTTTACCACGACGTTCATCCGGTCTGAAACCATACTTGGCCAACTCTTCGGTCGTGTACGCACGGCTTCCACCGATCGATACTTCTGGTGAAGCGAGATAACCGTGTGCGTAACTGTGAATACCTGGTTGTGGTTGGTTTGTGTATTGGTATTGCTCCATGTTGCCATCTTTCTTGTTTCTGGTTGGATCCTGGGACACTGTGTTCGCGGAAATGAATCGCTTCGCCGGGGCTACGTTGAGTGTATCCGTTCGTAAGCCAGTCTCCGCGCGATTCGTCGTGCGCTTCGTGCGTTCATGTTCACCACGCGGGGTGCGACCAGACATACCTTGTGCACGTCCAAACGTCATCGGGAGGCGCTCCGGCAAGAAAGTCGTCTTTTCGGGTCTATTGTGTGCCACCTCACCCGCGATGCCGCGTCGACCACCACTCACGTCTTGCGCGGGGCCAGATCTACCGGGGAGTGTGGTCATTCTGTAAGCACCAACGTTTTCTGGGTTTACACGCAAAAGCTGTTGGTAACCACCGTAACTCGCGACATTTGGGTCGACGCCGAGACCCGGTCCCACGAGTCGCTTTTCCACTGGAGAAACGTTATTCATTCGATTGTAATCATTCATGCGGTTTCTCATTTCGAGGACTTCTTCGCCACTCGATCTAAATTGTGGTGCGACGACCGCCATGTTATCGACGGGAACCTTGGTTGGTTTTAAATTTTCAATTGGACGTTCTCTAACAAGTTCAACACTGGGACTCACGACTAATTGTGCTGGAGTTGGTGCTGGCGATATCAAATAAGTCTCCTTTGGCTGACTCAACTTACGACCCGCGTAGACAAGCCCCGCGATAGCTGCGACAGATATGGGATCAGCCATTCTTATTTCTTATTGATATTTTTATTTAAGTATCTTTGATTAAACAAACCATTTTGTAGTTCGGATCGAGTACTCATTGGTTCATACCCTACGCTACGAAGTGGAATTTTGCATTCCATATTTTGAAGTGGGAATAAGTTTTGTTCGTACGTTTTGGCGAGCACTTTGTTAAATCGAGAAGTGGATTGTGGGCGAAGTTGATCGCTCGTTTCTATGAATTCCGCTGGTGCACCCTTTCCAGCCATGAAAGGTGCGGTCCCATACAACATAGTGTTTGGTCGAGATGACCCATTATTCAACGTACTGGGCTGAGGATACACAAAGACCTCTTCCGTCGCACAGTTTACTGGAACGGCTGGATTTTGAACCAACTTAAGACCCGGCTGCAATTGGTAAGCCATTTTATTATTACGTGAGATTTATTTATGTCGAGCGTGGTCTAGTGGCGGTTCTTCTCGCATCCCCATTTGGATCGAGACCGGCGAAAGCTTCGAGTTGGACCCCACGTGCATTTGGATCACACATTGATCCGTCACTCTTGCACATGGGTGCACCCTTCTTACCATAAAGATATTCAGCAAATTTGGTCTGATCACCTGGAATCGTGGTCACTGGACCGGACACAAATTGCCTCGCGAGTGCGTTTTGTTGATACATTGGGAGCGTCGATCGGGATCGAGCCGGTCCGAATGGGGTGTCACCCACAATGAATGCATCGACATCAGCCTTTACGGTTTCATACTTACACGCTGGTAACCTGTTTGGTTCATCACCCATGAGAACATTTGCCATTGGATTATCCCTCGTTGGCAATTGACACGCATCGCCTATAGTCTCGTAACGTTCAACGCCCCACGTTGCACACTCTTTCACCATACCCGACCGATCCATAACATAAAGAACTCCCAATGCGGTCGCCGCGAGAACGAAAATTCTGACGTCCCGTTTGATGAGATAATGGATGCACGCCGCATAAATAATAAATCTCGAGCCGGCATTGACGCGCTGTGCTGAGGTCTGTATGTTGGTGGGCCAAAATTCAAGGATTTTTTTATCATCAACGAGTTGCTTTGGATCTCTAAACCAAGAGCTCATTTAATATATATTAGTTTTATTTTTTCAAGATACCCCCTAGCATACCCTGCATGGTCTTCATGAGTGCGGCTTCATCGATTCCACCGTCTTGACCTTCGAGTTTGTCGGCGCACTCCTTCGCGACCTTTTCAATCATAGAGAGTGTGTCCGCTGGGATAGAACTGATCGTCGTGCCGAGCATGTAGAGCGTCTGGACATATTGCCACACGGCCTCCTTTGTCTGACTCGAGATAGACGCCCACTTTTCCTCAATCTTCACATCTTTCAAGAAATCAAGATTTTTAGCTTCATTGAGAAAGAATGCATCATCCTTCGAAGAAATCTGCTCGGCGAACGGGGTCACGCTCGCCATGAACCCATCTACGACGAGGCGTGGATTGGAGGTTCGCATAATTTCAAACCCGGACATACACTTCTTGATACCCTTTTCTTCTGGAAACGTCTTGTGAAGTTCCGCAAGAAATTGGCCCATCATATCATTGAAAGCATTCACAGAACTCATATTTACTATGTTCTCTACTCACTTTGTCTTTAAGCGAATGGTTCTGTCGATATGGTTTCCT